GTAGAACCGCCACCAGTGTATGAAGCTGCATTACGATCTACTTCTACTGGTGTTGGAACACCAAGATTAGCTGCTGCTACTGATTGTGGTTTAATTACAAAAGAACATTTGGTTGATTGTGCGTTTACATCACCTGTTTCAGTTGTTGCACGTTGACTTGCACGAGTCATAACAAGACGGAATTTACCACCAAAAATAGAGCTAAATGTCATGTTACCGTCTGTAATCATTGTTTCGTCAACTAAGTTAGCTGCACGCATTTCTGCCATAATTTCAGGAGAAGTTACAAGATACATAAAGTCTGGCTCATGATCTTTGTAGGCCATTCCGATTGCTTGGAATAAACGTTCACCTCGTGCTGCACCTGTAGCGGTTGCATCAAAAAGTTTACGCTGATCACTTGTGCCTGTAGCTGCTGCACCAAATTGACCTAGTGCGTTTACATCAACAAAGAAACCTGTGTTAGCTGCATCTGCATCTGTATCGAAATCTACAATACCACCGTTTCCTGTTCCACCTGCATCACCTAGTCCTGTTTCAGAGGCAGCAACACCTTTTAGGCAAGCCATAAGAGCATTACCTTCGTCATCACCACGTACTTGAGCAAAGTCTCTAGCAATCTTAGCAAGACCATCTTGCTTTGAGATTACTTCTTGCAAGTTAACTTGCTGTGCGCCAAATGTACGTACTGATTTTACGTAGTTAGCAATATCTGTTGAGATATCTGTATATGTACCATCTGTAGCAGTTGACAATGAAGGAACATTGATGTTTGCTGCAAGTGGCTTATAGAAACGCATTTGTCCTACAAATGATTCACCTGTATCTGTAATATCGTCTCTTGCTCCAACAATATCTGTTGAATTTAATTTCTTTTCAGTTGTATATGCTTCATCTGCATAAGCAGAGATAGCAAGAGCTACATTCTGAAAATCGGTATTTGTAATAGCCATGATTTTAATTCCTTATAGATAACTATTATTATTTAATAATTGAATGATCCTAATTGGCCTTTAGCAGCCAACGCTAACACTTCATCTGTATTCATCTGAGATAAAGACTTTTTTTCATCAGTATTAGATGGAGCAGATGGAGTAGTTGTTCCTGCGCCACTGTTGGCCTTTACACGGAACAAAAATGAATTATCTTCACTTTTAGAGTAAGATTCAACAAATTCTTGAATTGTTGTACCTGATTTATGAACCCACGAACCAGCTTCATTTTGAACAAGTTGCTCAACAATATCACGCTGCGCCATTTGACGACTACGCTCATTTCTAAATTCTAAAATCGCAAGTTGAGAATTAACTACATTATCACGGTTAAGTTTTGTATTTTCTTCTTCGAATACTTTTAACTTAGCTTGTGACTCTGCAAGTTTCATTTCAAGAGCTTCAGTAAGTTTACCCTCTTCTTCAAGCCTTTTAATTTCAGCTTGTTTTTGAGCTTGTTCAACTTCAGCTGCCTTTTGTAAAGCAGCATCACGCTCTTTAGCCATGCGATCCATATTAGACTTCATTTTTGTTAGTCTATCATTAACCGCTTGTTCAATTGGATCATTATCTTGTTCTTCTGTAGAAGATTCCTTTTGAACAGGTTCTTGCTCAACTGTTTCAGTTTCATTTGTTTCAGTTACTACGTCTTCAACTTTATTTTCTTCTTCACTCATAATTTTTCCTTTCAAGCACAGCTTGAGTTTGTTTTAATGTGTCACAGACACGGTTAAGAGTCCTATAGGCTATTACAAATAACTATGGACCAATTCCATACCAGTCTTTATTTCCAGATAAAGGCGCTAATATGTCTTTTCTTGTAATCTTATTTACAGGGTCTAACAACCCTTGTTTTTTAGCTAAAGCTAAAAGTTCATTATAAGATTTTCTTGAAAGACCTTGTCTACGCATTTCACGTAAAGTCTTTCTAATAGTATCACCTCCAAGAGCATCTGCATAGATGGTTCTTAAAGCGTTTTTCGCACGTCTTGCTTCACCAATATTAGTAAAGAAAGCATCGTGGATTGTAGCAGATTCAACGCTGTTTTTTCTTGCCCATAAATGGAACTGTCGTACGATAGCAGCGTCATTGCTGTGATTTCCATTCACTCCTAATCCAATTCTTGCATCATTAATAGAACCCTTACCTAAAAGTTTTCCATCTTCTGCAGCAGCTTCATAAATATTTTTAATTCTTCTGCCTGTTACTGGATCTGTGAATTCTATACGCTCTTGTATCTTAGGACGATACCTTTGCGTCATTATTTTTCCATCAAATGTTACCCAAGGTATATCTACCTTTTTAGTATCATTGACGTAAGTTACAGAGGCTTTTTTCCAGAAATTAATAAAATTATCTGTTATAGGCGCTCTCTGTGACATATTTTTACTCATAATTCTAGAGATTTCAGAAAAGTCTTTTGGACCAACAATTCCTTTTCTAGAATTAGTTAATTTTAATACAAAATTACCAACATCAGGATGAATGTCTTGAGCTTCTTTTAATAAAGTTCTACCTACAGGTTGACTTTTATTTATTAATTCAACTAATTCATCCTTAAAAGAAGTTAACTCAGATACTAAACCTGTAGCACCTTGTCTTTGAGCTATTTTAATTTTTCCATCGACAATTCTTAATGTAGAGTTTAAGTTTTCTTTTGTAACTGTTATAAAACCCATGTCATCTAAAACTTTAGAAAATTTATTAGCTACATTAGCAGATTTAGTTGCTGCTCCAGCACCATAAAATGAAACCATGTTTTGAGCTTTAGCTGCTTTAGCTAAATCTTCCCAAGTAATAGAAGCATCTCTTAATGCAGGTATTTTTAAAAACTCAGGATCGTTAACTGTGTCCATTGCTACTAAATCATAAAGTCTATTTTTTTGAGTAGTTGCTAAAACATTACTAGCTTCAGAAATTGCTCTATCTCCTGTAGATAACCCTATAATTTGAGCACCAGAAGAACTAGCATCATTTTCAATCATTAATTTTGTTTTATATGTTGTTAAAGTTTTTCCTGATTTTTTATGTCTTTCAATTCTGGCGTATTCTAAAGCCATTCTTGCCATTTTTGGAACTTCTGGACCTTCTAACGGTCTTACTAAAGGATGTTCTAAAAACTCTCTAAGTCTTCTGTCTCTTTGAGTTTTAGATAGCATTAATTCACCTAAAGAAACAATTTGTTCTTTATTACGTTTAAATATTTCTCGTCTACCTGCTTGTGTTAAAGCTTCAGTTCCTGGACCAATCATAGCACCAATTTGAATTTCTAACTCATCTAAGGCTTCTTCAGTCATATTAATTGCTCTACCAGAATTTAAGAAAGGTCTTACAACTTCACCACCTGTAGGTGTTAAGAATCCTCTATGATAAACTCTACCTCTAGAATCAATAAAAGCTAATGTTCTAAAATTTTTATTACGTTGTCTATGATACTTAACAGTAGACATTAAGCCGTAACCCTGTTCTCCTCTTCTTAAAATTTCATGTCGAAATTCATTAATAGAGTCATAATACTTAGTACGGCCTCTTGGATCTCTAAATCTAACAAGATCATCCATAAAAACAGAAAAGTCTTGATCTACTCCATACTCTACATCCATTACATGATTAAGCATCTTAGCCATATCACGATCTATTTGTTTTTCATCATAATCAGGAAATTTATCTCTAGAAACTAAAGGAAGTCCAGTATCGTTACCTCTTGCATCTACATAAGTTTTTTTATTAGATTTAACATATAATCTATCTCTTGCAGAAGTTATTCCTAATCTTCTCGAAATAGTTACTCTACGTTCTGCTTCCTGAAGCCTTAAAAGATTTTTATCTATTACAATTACTTCTCTAGATATTGTATCTCCCCAACCACCTGACGCTCTTCCTGTTTCTAAATCAACAACACCTCTTCGAGTTTTACCTCTAAAGTTAACTCTAATTAATCCTTGATCTTTCATAAATTCAAGTATTTTAGAACCTTCTTGATGATGTTGTTTTAAAGTATGTTTTGTAAAAGGAATTATATTTTTAAAATCTTCAGAAAATTGTTTTCCAATGTTAATAGCTAAAGTATCATAATCAGTTGATTGTCCTGAAGATACTAGCTTTGTTATTTTAGTTAAACTATCTAAAGCTTCATCGTTAAAAAAAGCACTAGTTGGTTTTTTAGATGCAACTAAAAATTCAAAATCTAAAATTTTTCTAATATTTTCTCGTCCAGTTGCTGCTGTTCTAGTTATCCAAGCATCAGTTGGTTCTCTTCCTTTATTAGCTGCTTTATACGCTCTATAAGCAAAATCAAAAGATTTATTTTTTCTTAGCCCTTTTACTATTTTTTCTTTACTAGGATAATTATCTGTAAATTTTTTATAATAAACCCTCATAGGTGCTCTACCTCTAAAAAACAATTTAGTAGCAAGCTTTTTACCTTGTGTTCTTCTCCAAGCATCAATAAATCTCTGATCTACTAATTGAGTGTTTTGTATATCATCAAAATTATAGTATTTACCCATAATTTGAACTTGAGGTTTATCTTGAGAAAGATAACTAACAAACATTTGAGATCTTTGTTTAGACCTAGTATCTAACAGTCTTGAAACGTTTTGAACAGCAAATCTATTTTCAGCCCTTACTACAGAAGCAAAATCACTCCAAGGCTTTTTATCTTTTGCATAGCGTTCAAAAACAACTCTTAAGTTTTCAACAGCAACAGTTTGTTGATTTACAGAAATTTTATCATCTAGTCCTGAAACAAAAGATTCAATAAATTGTTTTTCATCTGATTTTATTAGCTTAGAATTACGCATAAAATCTAATCTTTCTTGAAAAAGATTAAAATCAGGATCATATAAATTATTGTTTTTTATTTCGCCAGTTAAAGGATCTGCACTAAAATTTCTTTCATCAAATACATTTCCGACTCTACGTCTTGAAGCTTGTTTACCAACTAAACTAGTTCCTTTAAAATCAGTAAGAGATAAACTTTGATTAAAATCATCTGAATCAACTAAAAATAATTGTCTTAAATCATCTTTATGTTTTGGGCTTCTAAGTAAACTACTTGGTCTACTAGCGTCTAAACGAATACCAGTTTCTCTAACTCTTTGTTTAGGACGATAAATAGCAGTAGCATTTGCAGCTTTGTTTCTTAAAGCTTGTATACTTAGTGCTTTACCTTTAGGATTAATAAATTGTTCAGCTTTTAATTTACCTTGTCTAAAAAGATTTACAGATTCTTCTGATCCTAATAATTTCTTTTGAATTTCCATTGGTTGTCTTCTTAACCAAACTCCAAAAGATTCTTTTTTAGGCGGTAATCCATTTAAACTTTCATCTTTAACTTTTTTAATATTTGTTTTATTAATATTTTTTTCTTTAAGCAATTCATCTTTTGCTTTTAAAACAGGAGTTAAAGAAGAACGACAATTCCAATGTAAAGGTGGAACAAATCTTTTATCGTCTATATCATAGAGTTTTCCGTTATGATGACTACATATTGGACTTGTTCTAGAGTCTAATATTGCAGTAAACATAAAACCTTTTATTAATTCTTTATTATCTTCAGCTACTTTTCTTAATGCAGTAGTTTGAGTAGAAGTAATTGCAGTTCTTGTTAATGTTCTTGCCTGATACTCTGTAATTTTAGTTGTTTTTAAAACATCAGAGACTATTTCATTAGGTGATTTATTATTTGCTAATCCAGCTTTAACTTTAGTCTGAATTCTCATTAATTCACCTGATGAAATATTTTTAACATTTTGAGTTAAACTTTTAGAACCTTTCATTGTTGGTCCTGTTATTTCTGCAATTAATTCTTTTGTTTTAGGCTTTTTAACTTTATAAAAATTTTTTACTTCTTTGTAAAGATTATCGCTATGAAAATCAAGTTGAGATGTAGAAAATTCTTTTATTGAATTTTTTTTATGAGAAAGCAATTCTGTTCCAAAACGACTAACTTCTTTAGACATGTCTGATCTTATATTTTTTCTTAAAAGATCTCTAACATTTTTTTTATGTCTTTTAAGTATTCTTCTATTTTGAATTTGAACACTTTCTTCATATAACCTAACATCAGTCATGTGATCTACTATGCGATCATAAATTTTATCATTAATATTCATCTAGTACTCCATTGAGTAGTTAGAGTTATTCTTCTATTTGTACTTCATCATCAGATTGTTGATTTGCCTGTGACAAAGGATCTGTTTGTATTTCTTCTATTGCTTCTTCATCACTGTAATCAGCAGGTAAAAAGTCATTATACTTAGCAATATTAATCCAAGTAGAACGGCTAATAATACCCATTTGATACCATTCAGAAACTAAACGCATTGCGCCCTCTCCACCAACCATAGGTGCAAAATCGCTAGACATTTGAAATTCAATATCTTCAGCTGTATACTCAGTATTATATTTCCAGTTAAGCATAAATGCTATAACTTCCCTCATAGTACCTGATACTTTGGCGTTAAGTGTTCCTAGCTGTGCTGTTTGAGAAGCATTACGAATTTCTAAAGCTACCCCTGAAGCTGCTTGTTCGGGAGATAACATACGAATTCCCATTTTAGCCATTTCATCAACGGTACTAGTAATAGCTTTTTCCATATCAGCTAAAGCAGCAGTTGGTGTTTCTAAAACAGTTATTGATTCGTCTTTTCTTACTCTTAACCAAGAACCAAGACCTGAATTAACAACATCTTCAAATTCTTCATCTGTCATGTCAGATTGAACAATTGGAGTGTAAGTTGCTGCACCATATAATAAATGATTTCGTCTAGATACTTTATTATATAAAGCTATTTCTCTATCAATTAAAGGTAATAACACAGGTTCAACTGGATCTAAGTGTCCATTAATAGACCACGCAGGTATTTTAGAAAGTCTTTCGCCAAATTTTGTTGGAAAAAGAGTATTAGTTTTCTTAAAACCTATTTCTGTGAGTCTTTCTTCATAATTCTGAGTTATATCACCGTTAAGTACTTTTATCTCGTTATTAGTATCTTCATGTTCGTAATAATCTAAAACGAGTTTTCCTTGTTCATCTAAATAATGATCACAAACAGTGTCAACATAATTAGGATGCCAAGGATTATCTGAAGTATAACGTTTAACTAAATAGCGTGTAACTAATCGAGATAATGTTTTTTGTCTTGTAACAGGATGAGTATCTGTGTGTATATTAATTACGTTTTCAGCCTCAATAACTACAGGATAAGGTTTGATATTCATCCTTTCTTCTGGTGTCATTAAATCAAACTGTTGCTCACTTATTTCAGGGTAATCAACATAAATCCATGCTCTAGAAGTTTGAAGCTCTTCCCAAAGAGCATTATCTAAAAAATTAAATAAAGAACGACCATCTAAAGTAAAATTGTTTTTAAT